TTTTACACTAAAAGAATTTTAATTACACTCTTTTTAGAAAAAAGGTAAAATTTTTTTTGTTTTTTATTTTTTTTACTGTAATATACCTTATGAGTAATTTAAAGGTTTATTGCCAAAGTTGTGGGTGCGCCCATACTTATACTTTACAAAAGCCGAATTTTTGTCAAAAGTGTGGGCAGTCTCTAGGTAGTTCATCGCAGCCTTCTGTATCTATTACAGAAATTGAACTGGAAGAATCTAGCCCTTCTTTTCAGAATCTGAATGCTTTGGAATTCGGGCTAGAAACGTTTGATTCTTCG